TAGCCTTATAGAGTCAGTAGCAGGAGCCTTAGGTAAGGCCATTATTAGCTTTAGCCGTTTTATAGCTGTTTTAGATGTTATTACTGGCGCTGGCTTATTCAAGATGTATGGAGAATTAGAAAAGTTATTTAAGGAGTTTGATGCACTCGATGCAGCTCAACGCAAAGCAACAAGCGGCAGCGGTACTTTTAGCTCATACAATTCTAAAAAGGCAGCCGATGCTTTAGCCCTTGCTAACGCTAAAAAAATAACCACGCTTACCAAAGACCAACAAAAGGCCCAAGCTAAAATCCTTGCGGATAAAAAGTCTCAGGCGATTCTAGATAAAGCAACGCTGGCGCTAGGCAAAGGCACAGACGTTTTTGATATGGAAAAAATCCAGCTTAACGCTGCGCTCATAGGCCAAGCTGAGGCGCTAGGCAAAGCAACTACAGGCTCACAGATATTAGCTATAGCTAATGACGTAGCGCGCTTAAAAGTTAAGCAAAGCATATCTGAGCTAGAGGATGCCATAGCCTCAAAAGATGATGCAGCCATATTAAAGGCCACGGCCAAACTAAACGAGGACTTAAAGATACTAGGCGCTTTGCAAAAGCAAGATGCCAAACTGCTAGACATAAACAAAGTTTTAGAAGGTATGAAATCTACGGATCTCATTAACCTAGCTAACCTACAAGCTGCCTTAGACCTACTGGCTCAGTTTAAGTTCCCTACCTTTACTATGCCTGGATATGTAAGTACAACTACGCAGCCAAGCCCTTTTGTAGGCCAGCCAAAACTAGAAAAACTAACAGGTAATGAGTCAATAGAGGCTATTTTAGAATACTCAGATGCCGTTACAACTTTAGCTACAGTTATGGCAGATACTTTAGATGCACAAAATTATGCAGACTTTTTATCTCTAGTAGAGTTCCAAAGAAAATTAGGAGATTTTGGCGGCTATAGCGCTAATATGAACAGCGGGGCCGCTGGGGCAGGTAGAGTTATTGTAGAGATTAACGATAATACAAGCGGCTTAATAGAAGTAGTACAAACTGCAGTACAAGAAAATAACAGGTTTGGCAATAACCTTACATACGCTGGGGCTATAGGCTAATGACCGTACCAGTAATTAACGCTGTTATTAACTTTAGTACTGGCCCTAGCTTTGCTCAGGCTATGATTTTAGACAGCGGCTTATTAGATACTAACGTGTTAGGAGATAGCGCTAGCGTTATTGTGGACGTATCGGATCAAGTAAATAGCATAGAGACTAAGCGCGGGCGTAACCCACAAGCTGACCAATTCCAAACTGGCACCCTTACTATGCGTATCGTTGACCAATCGGGTGATTTTAATCCGCAAAATCCTAGCGGGCCTTTTTTTCAGCTTCTGACACCTATGCGTAAAGTACAGATTACAGCTACATACGGGGCAACTACTTACCCTATCTTTTCAGGTTTTATTACTAGCTACCAAACGAGTACCCCTAAAAATGCCACCGATGTAGTTTATACAACTATCACGGCTGTAGATGCTTTCAGGCTGGCTCAAAATGCACAGATCAGTACCGTGGCTGGTACCTCAGCAGGTCAACTTAGCGGTGCAAGAATTAACGCTCTGCTAGATGCTATCTCCTGGCCCGCCTCTATGCGTGACGTAGATGCAGGGTTAACTACTATGCAGGCAGACCCAGGCACGGCCCGCACAAGCCTTGCAGCTATGCAAACGGTAGAAATTAGCGAGTATGGCGCCTTGTATGTAGATGCCGCTGGGTCGTTTGTGTTCCAAGACCGATCAGTAACGGCTGGCAGTACAGGGGCTACGCCTACAGTATTTAACGATAACGGCACAGATATTAGTTACTTTAATGCGGTGTGGCGCCTTGACGATACGCTAGTTTACAACTCAGCCAACGTTACCCGCACAGGTGGCACAGCCCAGGTAGCCATAAATCAGCCCAGCATAGATAAGTATTTTGTGCATAGCTACAACCAACAAAACCTACTAATGGAGACCGATGCCGTGGCCCTGGACTATGCCCAGGCGTACGTGGCATCTAGGGCTGAGACAAGTATTAGATGCGATGCTATAGAGCTAGACCTGTACACAGATAACTACAACTTAGGCATTATTGCAGCCCTTGATCTTGACTATTTTGACCCAGTAACTATTACAACTAACCAGCCTGGCGGATCAACGCTAACTAAGACTTTGCAGGTGTTTGGCGTGGCTATGAGTATTAGCCCAAACAGCTTCAAAACGACACTAACAACCTTAGAGCCGATAATTGACGGCTTTATACTAAACTCATCCATATACGGCCTGCTTGACAGCGGCGTATTAAGTTATTAAGGAGCAATAAAATGGCAGCTGGATTAGGTTTTAAGACCTTTACTACTGGCGAGGTACTTACGGCAGCTGACACTAACGGCTACCTAATGCAAGGCGTGTTGGTCTTTGCATCCTCTGCCGCCCGTGCCTCAGCCATAACCTCACCACAAGAGGGGCAGTATTCTTTTCTAAAAGATACCGATTCTTTAGAGTTTTACAATGGCACAGCCTGGACAGGTGCGCCTGTAGGTGACATAACAGCCGTAAACACAGCCGTAACCTCAGGCCTAACAGGTGGAGCAGCTAGCGGGGCCGTTGATTTATCCCTATTGCTTAACTTTAATGCTCAAACTGGCACTACTTACACGCTGGTATTAACTGATCTAAACAAGCTAGTAACAAGCTCTAATGCTGCATCTGTGATTATTACAGTACCGCCTAGCGTATTTAGCGCAGGCCAACAGATTAACGTGCAGAGTATTGGAGTAGGCTTAACCTCTTTTGCACAAGGTGCAGGCGTGACTATTACCTCAACAGGAGCAAGCGCAAGTGCGCCAATCCTTCGCGCTCGTTACTCAGCCGCCACCATTATCTGCACAGCGGCTAACACCTTTACCATTATCGGTGACTTAACCTAATGAGTCCAATTCTAGGCGTTTTAGCTAGCTCTAACTTTCAAAGGGTGACTAACTCTTACGAGTCTATTGCTACTGTAACTGCGGCAGGTGGTGAAACTTCACTTACCTTTAGCAGTATTGCTGGCACTTATAAATCTTTACAAATGCGATACATCGGTATGGATAATAGTGGCGGAACATCTGCTGGTGCGCTAAAAATTAGACTTAACTCAGATGCCGCAGCAAACTACACTGAACATCAACTAAGAGGTAATGGAACAACAGCCGTCGCTTCTGGTGTTACGAGTCGTAATGAACTTCGGATGGATTATGGCGTTACACAATCAGGTTCAACCAGCACATTTGCAGTCGGTCTTATGGATTTAGTGGATTATGCAAACACCACAAAATATAAAACTATGCGTGGCTTTGGTGGACAAGATAAAAACGGAACAGGTTTTATAGTTTTATCTTCTGGACTATGGCTAAATACGGCAGCCGTTACAACAATTCAAGTTTTACCTGAAAGCAGCGCATTTGCGGCTGGCACTACCTTTGCGCTATACGGAATTAAGGGAGCATAAATGGCATCAACATACGAGCCAATCGCTACCACTACTTTAGGTAGTGCCGCAAGCACAATCACACTTAGTTCAATTCCAGCAACTTATACTGATTTAAGAATTGTATTAGCAAATGCTTTTACATCTTATGCTTTAGACACTGTAAAAATCCAGTTCAATAGTGACACTGCAACTAACTATTCAGCGACCGCCTTAATGGGTGATGGCTCAACTGCTCAAAGTTCAAGGCAATCAAGCGTAAGTAGTGGGTCGCTTGGTCGTGCAGGTTACCAATCTACAAGACCCTCAATGGTTACTGCTGACATCTTTTCCTATGTAGGTTCAACCTACAAAACTTATTTAGCTGACTCTGCTGCTGACCAAAATGGTTCAGGAGAAGTTTTGCGCCACGTTGGTTTATGGCGTTCAACTGCTGCAATCACAAGTATTACTTTAATGAACGTAACCTTTGAAGCAGGTGCGGTTGTCTCTCTGTATGGGATAAAAAATGCCTAATACCTACACACTCATCTCTAGCAATACTCTAACCACAACTACTGCAAGCATTACTTTTTCCTCAATTCCTGGTACTTATACTGATTTACTTATTACGGCTAGTACTAGAAACAATAATACTGGTGCTGGTGGGCAAGATAATTCAATTGCTATGTGGATAAATGGAGTGATTACTGGCACAAGTTATAGTGCAACTGCTCTATTATCTGCTTTTAATTCTCCAACTAGTTCAAGGCAAACATCCGTAGCATCTTGGGCTTATATGGGTTCAGAGGATACTGCTACAAATACTGCAACAACTTTTGCCTCAAATGAGTATTACATACCAAGTTATACAGCAGCGCAACACAAACCTGTATCGGTATCTGCAAGATCAGAGGATAATTCATCGGGTTCTGCTTCTATTTATTATTCAGGCGCATATGCAGGTTTATTTCGTGATACTGCCGCAATAACTTCAATAACTCTTTCAGGCCAAAATGGAGACTTTGTCTCAGGTTCATCTTTCTACCTCTACGGCATAAAAAACTCATAAGGAGCAATATGACTACAGCAATAGAAGTAAACTGCACGACAGGCGAAGTAACTGAGCGTGAGCTAACTGCCGATGAAATCGCAGCGCGTGAAGCCGATGCTAAAGCTGCAGAGGCAGAAAAGGCAGCCCAGGATAAAACGGCAGCTGACAAAGCGGCAGCGCGCCAGGCCGTCTATGTAAAACTTGGATTAACTGCCGATGAAATCGCAGCCCTTGCAGACTAGCTACAACGGTTGGCCAGCATCTAAGGATCAGGCCGAGATAGGCATAAAGGCCTACAAGGTAGAGGGCACAAGCCTTAAACTGCGATGCGCGGAAAAGGTGGCGCCGTTGCTTATTAACTTTGCTAAAGAGTTTAACGAGCTAATAGAGCCACTAGAGGGTGGGGCGCTAGATGACTGGGGCTACTGCTACCGAATGGTGAGAGGCACTACAGACAAGATAAGTAACCACAGTAGCGGCACGGCCTTAGACCTTAACGCCTCTAAGCATTTTTTAGGCAAGGTTGGCACTTTTGATGCAGCTAAAGTACCTATGATCCGTGCCCTGGCTAAAAAGTATGGGCTAACCTGGGGCGGGGATTACAAAAACCGTAAAGACGAGATGCACTTTGAGATAAGTATTGGCCCTGCAAAGGTTGCAGAGTTAATAACTAAATTAGGGCTAGAAAAGAGCGAATAAATGAAAGAGCAACTAAAGGCTGCGGCCTTGTCCTACCTACGTGCAGCTCTATCGTGCGTGGGTGCGCTGTACCTGAGCGGAATATCAGACCCTAAGGTATTGGCTAATGCCTTTATCGCTGGCCTTATTGGGCCTTTGCTTAAAGCTGTTGCACCTAATGAAAAGCAGTTTGGATTAGGGGCTAAGTAAGTGTCACAGGCCCAGGCATACATAGCGCTAGCGTTGGGTATCGCTACGCTTTCAGGGCTTATGGCTGGGCTTGTGCGCCACCTTGTTAAG